TCCCATGATACCGATTGACCATTGGTAGTCCGCAGCATTCCCAATTCGGCAGGGGCGCGAGCTGCAAATATGCCGGAAGTAGAACACTGTGAAAACGTCCGAAAGGACTTATCAGTGAATACTATGGGCAGCGGTCCTCATGACTGCTGCCTATCAATTTGCTGATAAAGTGTTCTCGCGGCTTAACGCATAAGAAGGTAAATATTGGGCAAGAATACTCGTGAAAAGGCGGTGATGTTATGGAGAATGAGAGAACCAGAAAAGAACTTCTCGACTCCTTGGTGGATATTCGGGACGTCAAAATTGACCGTTCCATGTCGGTAGAAGATCGGATGAAATCCTATGTGGAGCAGATCAAAAATCCCTATATGTTTAAGGTCGGCAACACGGTAGTCAGGGTTTCCTACGCAAATACTCAGGCTACGATCAATGACAATTTCGTAAATCTGCTTGCAAGTATGTGAGAAAGCCGTCGGATAACCCCAAAAGAATCTTTTCTGTGAACAAATCTGAAAAGACTGGATAATTGCTCTGGACTGTGCTATAATAAGCATGGACAAAATCAGCGGAACACCACTGCTACTTTAGTTTTCGGGTTATCAGACCGGAATAAAGTAAGGAGTGGCGTTTTATGCTGAAATTATCTTTGGATAAAGATTATAAAGCCGCCATCTACCTGAGATTATCAAAGGAAGATGGCGACTTTTCTATTTCCGGCGAAAAACTTGAGAGTGACAGCATTTCAAACCAGAGAATGCTCATCAAGGAATACCTCAAGAAGCACCCGGAAATTACCGTGGTAAAAGAATACTGCGATGACGGCTTTACCGGCGCAAACTTTGAGCGTCCTGACTTCAACAGAATGATGGAGGCTGTCCGCGCTGGCTTAGTTGACTGCATCGTAGTGAAAGACCTTTCGCGTTTTGGTCGTGAGTATATTGAGGCTGGTGACTACATCCAGAAGATATTTCCCCGCCTCGGTATTCGCTTTATTGCAATCAACGACAACTATGATAGCGCACAGCCCGGAGCGGCAGACAACGAGCTTGTCCTTCCGTTCAAGAACCTGATGAACGATTCCTATTGCCGTGACATCTCCATCAAGGTCAGATCAAACCTTGATGCAAAACGACGGAATGGACAGTTTGTCGGCTCTCGTGTGTTTTTTGGGTATCTGAGATCACCGGACAACAAGAACCAGTTGGTGATTGACCCGGTTGCTGCGCCGGTTGTGCAGGACATTTTCAAGTGGAAGATAGAGGGGCTGTCTCCGGCTCAGATCGCAGACCGGCTCAATGATGCAAATGTCCCTTCTCCGATTGAATATAAGAAGGCAAATGGCTCAAAGCAGCGCACCTGTTTCCAGACGAAGAAGGTTGCTCTGTGGAGTGCCGTTGCGATATATCGTATTCTCAAGAACGAGATTTATACCGGAACACTGGTACAGGGCAAAACCACTTCTCCGAACCACAAGGTTAAAAAGACTGTGGTTAAACCGCAAAGCGAATGGGCGCGGACAGAAAACGCTCATGAGCCTATTATTGCCTATGCTCAATTCGATCTTGTTCAGAAGCTCATGCTGGATGATACAAGAAGCCCGTCCGGTGCAACCGGCGTCCATCCGTTTTCCGGGAAGATTTATTGTGCTGACTGCGGAAGCCCGATGGTACGCAGAGTATCACGCTGCGGAGATAAGGAATATGCCTACTTCATCTGCGGTGGTAACAAGAGCGACAAGACCTTCTGTTCGTCTCACAGCATCAAAGAATCTGTTGTATATGATACCGTTCTCGCTGTCGTTCAAGGACATATTGACGCCGCTATGAATATGGCAGATGCGTTGAAGCAGATTGACGATATGGCTTGGGAAAACCGCGAGATTGAGAAGATCAAAGCAAAAATTGCGTTTCAGGAAGAAATCATTAATAAGAACCGCCGATTGAAAACCGGTGCTTATGAAGACTTCAAGAGCGATTTTATCAGCCGTGAGGAATACAAAGCCTTCACAGCTCAGTTCGACCAGCAGATCAAGGAAGCAAGCGACACCATTATGCGGCTCACCAGTGAGCGAAACAGCGTGATGGGTGGGCTGGCAGAACAACAAAGCTGGCTTGAGCAATTCAGAAAATATGCAAATATCAAGGAACTCACTCGAAGCACTGTGGTCAACCTGATCGACTATATTCACATTCGAGAGAATAAAGACATTGATGTCGGTCTCATGCACTGTGACCGCTTTGCATCTATCGTCGAGTTCCTGCGCGAACGTCAGGAAAAGGAGGACGCGAATAAAGTCATTCGCTTTGAAAGGAAGGTGGTCTAATGGCACGAGTGTCGCGGAAAAAGCAAAATCTCCCTACCCCGGCAGTTGATACTCCTATCCGCCGCTGGAAAACCGCTCTCTATGTCCGCCTCTCCGTCGAGGATAACGGTAAGGGTTCGGACTCGATTGAGAACCAGACCACGCTCCTTGAAGACTATGTTGCGTCACGCTCGTATCTTGAGAAGACGGCGCTGTTCGTTGACAACGGCTATACCGGAACCGATTTTCTCCGCCCAGAGTTTAACCGGATGATGGAAGCCGTCAAGATGGGCATTGTAGATTGCATCGTGGTGAAGGACTTATCCCGTCTCGGCAGAAACTATATCGAAACATCTCAGTTCATTGAAAAGGTCTGCCCGTTCTTCGATCTGCGCTTTATCTCCGTCAATGACTCCTTTGATACTGCGACGGTAACAAGCGAGGGGCATTTATCCGCCTCCCTGTCGAACATCGTCAATGATTTTTATGCGAAGGACATCTCGCGCAAGGTCACAACAGCCCTTCAAGCGAAGATGGAGCGCGGTGACTATATCGGGAACTATGCACCGTATGGCTATCGCAAAGACCCTGAGAACAAAAACCATCTTCTGATCGACCCTGAAACTGCGCCGATTGTTGTCCAGATATTTCAGTGGAGAGCCGAAGGTATCAGCTATATGGGCATCAACAAAAAGCTCAACGACGCCGGTATTCTTTCCCCCAGTCAGCTCAAACGGGAGCGCGGGGTGGAAACGAACTTCAATAAGAAGGATCGGGTCATTCTGTGGAACAAACACATGATAACCGAAATCCTTCAAAACATCGTCTATATCGGGCATTTAGCTCAGAAGAAAGGCAGTCAGTGTCTCTATGGCGGCATCCCTTATCACATCACGTCCGAAGACGAATGGATCATAGCAAAAAACACCCATGAACCACTTCTCAGTGAAGAACTGTTTGAGAAGGTGCAGGAGATCAACCATGCAGCCGTAGAACGCACGAGAGCCAATTCAGGCAAGTACGATCATCTACCCAAAGCGAAAAACATCTATGGGAAGAAGTTTGTATGTGCCGAGTGCGGGGCAATCATGAAATTGCAGCGTTCCATCAGCACGAAGAAGGACAAGGTGTATTTCACCTTCAAATGCCCGACTTACGCCGAGCATGGAACAAGAGGCTGCTCCGATGTGAAAATACGGAAGCAGGATCTCGATGATGCAGTTTTTTCCTTCATCAAGTCTCAGATGGAAGTATTCCTCGACATGGAGAAGACACTTCATTCTCTGCTGGCAATGAAAAAAGCCATGATCAAGCAAGACAATACCGTTCAGGCGATACGGACACTGCGTCAAAAACTTGCGCAAAAGCAGTCTCTCCTTAGCGGTATGTACGTTGATCTCAAGGAAGGATTGCTCTCTGACGCCGAGTACAGCCACCATAAAGAGATCGTCATGGAGGACATCCGGGCGATTGAGAGAAATCTATCCGAGCTGGAAGCGCCAAAGAATCAGACTGAGGAACAGATTACCGGCGAAATGAAGTGGAAGCAGATGATCCGCCGTTTCCACGATGCGACGGAAATCTCCGAAGAAATGGCGGACGCTTTCATCGAGACCATGAAAATTCATGAGAACGGCACATTGGAAATCAAACTCGGCTATATGGATGAGTTTGCAGCACTTACGAAGACTTGCGAGAAAATCAGGAAGGAGGTTGCTTGATGAAACAGCAAATCGCAATTTATCTGCGCTTGTCGCTTGAAGACGTTGACAAGCGCACAAACAAAGTCAAGGACGAGAGCAACAGTATCGCATCGCAGCGTATGCTCA